CAATACTTAATGATTTAGATAAAAAAATTAATAGTATAATGAATAAACTTCAACAGTACGATATGAATGAAACTTCTAATCCTCAAGATGGTAAAGCAGCACCATTTGGTTCTGGTTTTAAAAAAGTAAATGAAATGACTGTAGAAGATATAAAAAACTTAACAGTAGGACTTTTACATGAAATACAAGGTAAAGAAGTATTAATGGAGAAAGATGATAGATGTACTAGACTAGCTAAAAGTAAATATGATACATGGCCTTCAGCTTATGCTTCAGGAGCAGTAGTTAGATGTAGAAAAGGAGAAATCTGGAAAAAGAAATAGATGAAATTAACTGATATAATTCTTAAGGAAGACAGCTTAGATGAAATCAGCGTTTTAGGCTTTTTAAAAAACTTAGGTAATGAAACTATTGCTAATATTAAAAGTAAAATTTTAAAAGTTTTTAATACAGCTAAAGAAGAAGGTGGAGAAACTTTAGAGATGTTTAAACTTTTAGCATCTAAGAAAACAGGTAAAAAATTAACTCCTCAACAACAGAAATTAATAGATGATCAATCAAAAGATTTAATTAAAATGGCTGTTTTAGGAACAGGAGCAGCATCAGCCTTTTCAGCATTACCTTTAACAGCCGCCGCCGCTACACTAGTATCTATTATTTCATTTTTAGATTTAGATGATGATTTATTAAAATATACAGATTCATCAAAAGACTCATCACGTGGGCTAACATCAGTAGAAAAAGATAAAACAAATTTTAAAGATTTTAATGGAGTAAGGTATATTAAATATGATAAAGTAGCTCCATATTTAGATCAAGCTGATGCTGTAGCTGAAAACATTATAAAAAATAAAACATAATGCCAGCTAAACTTAAACCTAGTACTAAAGAGTATGCAAGAGATATCAGAGGTAGAATGACTAATAAGTTTACTTGGAAACATTATACACCTAGCAATACCTCTACTGAAGAATTAAAAAAAATGTACGAAAGTGATGCTTATAGTAAAAAAAAGAATATTATAAAAAGAGAATTAGCTAAAAGAAAATGACTAGACTTACATTAGCACAAATGATAGGAGAAATTCTTGCTGCCGAAAACTTCAAAGATGGAAAGAAAAAAGGTAAGTCAAAACCCGGTCGTGTTAAAAAGTCTGGAGCGTCTTGTAAAGGTTCAGTATCTTCATTAAGAGCTAAAGCTAAAAAATACGGCGGTGAGAAAGGTAAAATGTATCACTGGTGTGCAAATATGAAAGGTGGTAAGAAAAAATGAAAGTAGCAAACACTAACTTTAATAGGCAAGGTTATTATACTGAACCTACTTTAGATGTAGATGTTTTACGTAATCCTAAATGTGTAGATTTATTCGATCAAAACGGTTATCATTTAACTAAAGCAGAACAAGCTTTTTTAATTACCAATGGTTATGATCCTATTGAAAGAAGACATGAAGATTGCCTGAGACAAGATTGGATAATCTCAGATAAAAGAAATAAAGCTCATATTAATCACTCAGATATATTTGAAAGAAAAGGATTTAACGGAACAGCTAAACTACAATTAGAAAAATTTGCTGTTACTAATCCTATGTTATACAAAGTAATTAAAATGAAACCAAAATGGGGAATAGATATTTCTATAGATTATGTATCTGAAGATGCAGTTTTTGAAGTATTTCATTACGAATGGGATTCATTTGAGTATGAAGCAGTACAAGAAAAAAAATTAGAATTAGAAGAGTTCGTTATCCATAAAGATTGGGATGATATAGCAAATTTATTATGGAATAGAAAAAGCGAATGGTTATATTTAGACTTCTTTGAGCAAACCAAATGGAGAACAGATTTTTTCGGATTATCACCAGAAAAGTTTAAGAATGTTATTTGGGAAGAATAATCTATTTATTTATATACGTATATAAAAGAAATATCAAATGACCTACCAAGAAATAAAGAATCGCTTGGCTAAATGTGAATTTTCACTTAAATGCATAGCTGACGGTTCTTATAAAACTAAAAGTAAAGCTAAACTTACTGAAACTACTAAAAAACTTAAAGTATTGAAAGAATCCTTACAGAAACAGTTAGTAGAAGCAGAAGGAACTGTTAGAACAGCTGATTCTGGAGAAGCAGAAAAACTTGCAGACAAAGGAGTTAATGTAGATTTAGTAGAACCTAAAGATTTAGAAACTAACGAACAAGAAGGTTCTTCATTTGATCAAAACGAAACAGCTAAGATTGCAGCATCGGTAGGCAAAGCAACAGTCTTAGCACTTCAAGGAGAAGGAGAAAATATATCCTCAGCTAGAGTTAAAAGAATAAAACCTAATACATTCGATGTACATGTAGGTTTTAAAAATGATAATGAAAATGTTTATGCTTTTTATATAGTAGGAGATACCCTTTACTTAAAAGATTCTTCTTATGATAGAGAAATCTCAGATGTTGGAGTACAGCAGTCAGGAGAAGCTATTATTAATGTTGATGTTGTAAAAGATCAACTACAAAAGTATTTTAAAACCGTTAATACTGCTTTAGGAGAAGCAGAAAGAGTTAAAAAAGTAGGAGAAATGACAGATCAAGAATTTAGAGACGCTGAAGAAAAAGACAGATTAGATAATCATCCTGAAAAAGAAATGATTAAAAAAATTCAATATTTAATAGCTAAAGAAAAAGCTAATAAAAAAAACGAAGCTTTTCCATATCCACCTAAACAAAAACCTGGCAAAGGCATAGAAGGGGATTGGGACTATGGAGGAGAAGATTCTTCTCAAGGAGCAGGTACTATGGAAGAAAATTCCGAGCAAGACAATGCTGTTATAGAACTTCGTAATATAGTTGATGAATTAGAAGAAAAAGCAGAAGAAGCTAGAGAGTTAGTTAGACAGTATTTTCCTAATGAATTATCTAGATTAGACGGATATGGAGTCTTTAATGTAGCTTACTCAGCTAATAGGTATAATGTTACATTAGGTAAGTTTGTTGATAATTTAGAAGATGGTGAGTATGATGATTTAGATGATGATAACTACCCTAATGAAACAACAGAAGGTAAACATTCAATAAATAAACTACAAAAAGCACACGGTCAGCTTGTTACTAAAATGAAAGAATTAGCAAAACAATATAAAGCAGGCGATAAATCAGTAGTATCTCAATTAAAAGATTTAACTTCTAAAAAGAAAGAATTAGAAAAGCATTTAGACAAAGCAGTCGCAGGTAAAAATAAAGGACAGCAGCTAGATCCTAACGTTACCGAAGGTAGAGGTGATATGGGTATGATCAAAGGTATTATCCAAGATAGAGCTAACGAATCAGGGTTTAGTGAAAGAGAAGAAGCTGCTGAAGTAATAGGAGGTATAGCTGATGAATATATGATAAGTATAGAAAGTTTAAAAGATTATATAAATGAGTTTGATGATAAATCTATAAAAGCTTATGGAGATGCTGTTAAAAAAGCTTACGGGGTTAAAGATAAAAAAGATAAAAATGTAGGACAGCCGACAGTATTTGATGATGAGAGTATGGATGCTTTACGTGACATTATCTTAAAATATGTTAAAGATCCAAGTGAAGCAGAAAAAGCAGTACTGCAAGTTGACGATAACGGATTAGATTCTTTATCACCTGAGCTAACTGCTAACCTAGAAAGAGATCCAGAATTCGAAGCTTGGTATAATAAACTACATAGTATTCCGGATGCAGATACAGACTATACGAAACGTAGAGCCGCTGAAAAAGATTATATGCAAGAAGGTACTGAGCTATATGACGATGATGGACTACAGTTCAAAAGATTCGCTCCAGGTGTAGGACATGACGGACCAGCATTACAAATAACAGCTCGTAAACTTAAAGGAGTTGGATTTGATTATATTCAAATACCTGGTAATAAAGTTAAAGAGTTCGCAAGAGCAGCAGTACATGTAGCACAGGAGTTTGGAGATATGAAAAGACAAACTACAGTTAATGAAAACGTAAAAAAGTATAGATTAGGAGATATGTACTCTAACAACTTTGATTATATAGGAATGTTAAAAGCTGGTTTAAAAGCTAATGTACGTTCCTCTGTAGACAAGTTAAAGAAGTTATATAGTTCATTCGAAGACGTAAATTATCACAGTGAGAATAAACATTTATATAATGCTATTGAAGCATTAGAAGAAGGTGCTATTAAAGAAGCATCTATGTTTTTTGGAGATTTTCATGCTGCAATTAAAGCAACTTTAAAGGATATGAAATAACATGAACAAAAAAGATTTAGAAAATATAGTATTACAGGCATACTCAGAAGTAATCAGTGAACAAGATGCCCCGGGACCATATAAAGCTCAAGAACTTCCTGCAAGGTATAAAAGAAGCATAGAAAAAAGATACGGTAAAATACATCCAAAAGATTTCTTTAGTAGAGATTTAGATACATATTTTAAATTTGATGGTGAAAATAAAAGAACTGGTTCTGTAAGTCATAAAATTTTAAAACTACCTTCATTTAGAAAATTATATTTTGATTATGATGAAATAATTGATGATATAAAAAATTTAATGAGAGTCGAAGAAATTAGAACTGATAAAGCAGCTAGAGAATTATTCGAATTAATTAAAACCAATTTTAGAAAGTTACAAAGATATTTAAGAACAGAAAGACCTGAACAATACGATATATTTAAAACAACTAGATCACTAGAAGAAGGAGTAAATAAGTTACTATTTGAAAACCTTAATGTTTTAATGAAAGAACAAGAACCAGAGCCAGAAGAAGAACCTGATATAGATGCTCCAAAAGATACAGTATTAGAAGATAGTACTGATATTATATTAAATAAGTTTCCTACAATTAAATCTGCTATTGTAAAATTACAAACTGAAGACTTTAAAGACTTTGTAGAGTCTATAGATTGGGTTTCACCAAGACCTAGTACCTTTAGAATTAATTTAAAGAATGGTCAAGACTATATTCTTAAATGGTTAGGAGATGGATTTGAAGCTCAAATAATGGGCAAAAGATATTATATAAATAAAATAAGTGATTATCAACAAGCTTTAGATAAACTTACACTTCTATACCAACAAGCACCTTTTAAACCAGGAGGAGAAGAAGGAGAAGGAGCACCTGAAGATTTTGATTCTGCTGATACTGGTGGAGGAGAGTTTCCTGGAGCAGATGCAGGAACAGGAGCAGGTTCAGACTTAGACGAACCAGGAGAAGAAGGTGGAGCAGACCTAACAGGGGAACCAATAGATTTCGAAGAACCAGCAGAAGAACCAGAAGCATAATGAACGTAATAGATAAATTATATACTGAGTGGGCATGGAGAACTAAATCAGGAACACCTGATGTAAGTAACCCTAAAGATAAAGCTATACTAGATAACTTAATTTATGAACTTACTGAACAAGAAGATGTTGATATAGAAGATCTTAAGAAAAATTTAGTAAGTATAATTAATAATACAAGCGATTCTACTGTACTCAAACGGGTAATGAAGTATGCTAAAAATGTAGGATATGGTGATTCAATGAAAAGTTATTTAGAATCAAAAAATTTAAGTAGAAAAGATATTCTTTATTTTCAATCACTACTTTCCGATATAGGTAAAACAGGTGAATTTGCAAAACTATCATCTAATCCTCCAGTTTTCAATTCTGAAGGAGACAATTATTACACTCAAATACCCGGCTTTGAGACTGATGAATTAAAATCATTATATTCAGATATGAAAGACTCTATACAAGGAACTGTATCGATGGGACCAGGAGAAGCTTTTTTATCAGTATTTTTTAAAAATATTTCTAAAGCTAAAACTAAAGGAGATTTATTAATAGGAAATGAAGAAGTAGAATTGAAATCTCGAACTGGTAATACCGGAGCAATAGTAGCACCTACAGGGGTAGCAAGAGGTGATTGGACTAAAGGAGTTAAACCTAAAGTTGATAAGTTCGTTGATAATTTAAAATTAGATGACGAACAAAAAGAAACATTAAAAAATTATAGCAAATCCGCTTGGCCATATAAAATAGCAGATGTAGTAAAACAAGCTTCTAGTATGGGAATTGATGAAACTACTATTATTTCCGGAATAGATAAAGTATTAGATAGCAGTTATGCACCTTTAAACTTCGATACTGCTAGTTACATAGGTAATGGAGAGTTTAATGCTAAACAATTTATTTTAGATTTAGCTAAAAAATTAGGAAGAGCTTACTATAAAGAGCATGGATTCGATGCATTTATGATATCTGACCCAAATGGTAATTTTAAATATTACGATAAAGATAGCTTTGTAGATGCTATTGGAAAAGAAATTAAAGTAGCCAATCCTTCAGACTTGATACCTAGATTAAAAATATAAAATGAGTTATGTCACAGAATATAAAAAAGATAATAGCGCAAGAGTATATTAAATGTGCTAAAGATCCTATCTACTTTATGCGTAAGTACTGTTATATACAGCATCCTACGCGAGGTAGAATCTTATTTAACTTATACCCTTTTCAAGAAAAAGTATTACATTTATTTAAAGATAATCAATACGTAATTACTCTTAAATCAAGACAGCTAGGTATATCTACTTTAGCATCAGCATACTCTTTATGGTTGATGTTATTTCATAAAGATAAAAACGTATTAGCATTAGCAACTACTCAAGCAACAGCTAGAAACTTAGTTACTAAAGTTATCTTTATGTATGACCAATTACCTAAGTGGTTAAAACTACCTGCGGTAGAAAAAAATAAACTATCATTAAGATTAAAAAATGGATCAAAGGTACAAGCTAAATCTTCTAATGCTGATGCAGCAAGATCAGAAGCAGTATCATTGCTATTAATAGATGAAGCAGCTTTTATAGATAATATTGAAGAGACATTTACTGCTGCTCAACAAACACTAGCAACCGGTGGTCAATGTATGGCTTTATCAACACCTAACGGTATTGGTAACTGGTTTCATTTAACCTGGGAAAAAGCTATATCAGGAGAAAATTCTTTTTTATCTATTAGATTACCCTGGACAGTACATCCTGAAAGAAACCAAGAATGGAGAGAACAACAAGATGCTGATTTAGGACCTCGTATGGCTGGCCAAGAATGCGATTGTGACTTCCTAGCATCAGGTGATACAGTATTTGAACCAGATGATATGCTATTTTATGAAAAAACATATGAGAAAGAACCTTTAGAAAGGAGAGGAGTAGATGGTAACCTATGGGTATGGGAAGGAGTAGACTATACTAAATCGTATATGGTTGTAGCAGACGTAGCTAGAGGTGATTCTAGTGACTATTCTGCTTTTCATATCTTTGATGTAGAAACTTGTGTACAGGTTGCTGAATATAAAGGCAAACTAT